TTACAAGGAGAACTACGATCCTAACAAAAACTATCCTAAGTATTCTGGTGTTATGCAGATTACAGAGGGTGATATTATCAAGCTATGTGAGTATGTACAAAAAGCAAAGCCAGAACATAGCGACTTTCATGGAGAAGGTGTAGTTACTATTAGAGCTACAGGCTATTTAAATGAAAGTAAGCAAGGCAAGAAGTATATTGGCCTTAATTTAGAGCCTGACTATAAAACTATGAAGGCTATAGAAGAAGGAAATACTAATAATTCAAGTTCCTCATCTTCTACACCTAAAAAACAAGAAGAGGAGTTTCCTTTTTAATATTGGGGCTATGAAGAGTTTTAAGAGATTTCGCTTCATGTAAGACCCCTCACTTTTAGTAGATTTTAAGCAAAATTAAGCTAAAATAGAATGAAATTATCCTTATCTATGCCGTTAACATTTAATAGTAAACAAATCGATAAAGTTGTCACGATTGATGATGTCGGGTCTTTAAGTAATCCAGAAGTTTTATTGTTAAAAGATGAGTTAATGACAGCTATAAAAAATATGGATGATTATATAAAAAGATTTAAAGAAGAAAAACAAGAAAACTATAACAAAGATTGGCATCAAAAAGTAAGACGTAAACAACAAGTATGTAAAGCTTTTTTGTCGCAACTTATTAGTTTAGATCACGATGAAAGTTTATTTAGATCTATATACGATAAACATTTCTCAGAAATTATTTTACAATATATAGATAGAAATGAATTTAGAATCATACATGACAAAGCACGTTCTCTAGCTATTGCTGAATTAGAAAAAATAACATGACACCAAAACAAAGCCGTAAATCAGAACTTAAATTGCTAAAGCTTAAGGAAAATAGGCTAGAAGAATTAGCAAAAAAATTAGATGACGATATTAAAGGTTATGACCATATCGTTGAGTATGCAAATAATCATACTGTTAGTCTCCGCAGTGATTGGGTCGATGAAAATATTAGAACTATAATTCTTAAACATAATTATGCTGTTAACAAAGTTGAAAAAATGTTAATTCGTGATTTTACTGATAAAGAACAAGAGGTAGCAGAGAATGAGATCGGACAATTTTAGAGATAAAGAAATACTGGCAATGACACCTGATATGGAAGGCGTTACTAGACCACAGAAAGATGTAAAAACTAAAAAATTCACTTTTATTGTTAAAGGAGTGGGGATTGGAACAGCACCAATGAGAATATCTACAAACGCAGAAACACAAGCTAAAGCTATTAAATATATTAGAGCTAGATGGAAAGATTGTAGTTACGAATTGATATAAAACTGAGAAAAAATTTTGTATATCACACATTTAGCCTGCAAAGGTAATTTTGGAGTCCAACCAATATATTATGGTCTTACATATAAATTTAAAGGTTGGTTTTATGACGGAAAAGTTGTCTATCACAGCAGAACATTTGAGACACGATCAGAAGCACTTGCAGCAGCAGAAAAACTTAGGACAGATTATATGTTGCGGTAATCATGTTTTTAGAGTTATAAATGGTAGAAGATACTGGCTTAGTCCTCCACCTGATGATTACGAGGCATAAACACAAAAATGGCATCTCTTAGATACCATGCTGGTCGCATGGTTCTCTATGAAGAAGAACCTACTGTATGGCGAGTAAAGATAAAAACTAAAAAAGGTAAACTTAATTTACCTTTAAAAGCTAAAGAATTAGAGCCTGCGCTTATAGAAGCAGAATATTTATATGCTGATGCTAGGTGTATGAGTAGAGATCATCCTTTATGTATAGATTGCATACATCATTTAGTTATAAAAGCAGAATGTGGTCTTGGTATGCCAGAAGGTAAAGCTAGTGGGGGAGTTTGGGCGAAGGATTGCGCTTATTTTTGGGAGAGGAAGATTTAGGATCTAATTTATCTATGTGATCGCCAGCTTGATTTATTATTTTTACTAACCTAAAATTTTCTTTTGCAAAAGCACTTATAAGATCAGGTATGTCGTTAGGGTCTAGTGTTTGTATGACATGACGTAAAAATACCTCAACCTGCAATTCTTCTTCTAATGTAACGTCAGCCAAAACCCAAGGCTCTACCTTACGTCTTTTTTTGGCTTGTTTGTTGAACCAGTTAGACCAAGGCATTACAAGTTTCATTACAAGTACCTCCGACCTAAGACTAACGTACTGGTCTAATAAGGCAACAAAGCTATACTTAGTTTAGTTACACTTACACACTATGCCCGGTCATTACGGAACAGGAATGAAAAAGAAAAAGAAGAAAAAAGGCGGTAAAAAGTAATTATCTGCCTGGAAATAAAGCTTTTTCTAAAGCATCGCATAAGCGATCATCCACACTATTATCACTCTTAGTTACCATAGCTCGTACTATATCCAGTGCGAGTTTTTTTAATGCTTTTCCACGAAGAAAGGCAAAGATAATTGGTTCAATAACTTTTAGCATTGTTTTATTTATATTGCTAGATTTATAGTAGCTCACTCCTCACACCTAGAGCTATAGCCTCTTCTGTTTGTGGTCAATGGAAGAGGCTATCTTCTTGGCTTAATCTCTACAACAGCAAGTTCTACTTCTTTAAGCCTGTGAAACACCTCTTTCATGTCATCGTGCATATCATCAATTTTTGTACTTAATAATTCTATAGCTGTAGTGTTACGAACAAGATCATCTCTTGATTGCCTGCCACGATAAGAAATAGACCCTACAGATACAAAACAAGCTGTCATTAACGCTCCACCTACTGCTGCAACTACCTCTACCACTTTACGAGTCCTCGATCTATGTCTATTATACAGAAAAACCCTATGGAAAAAGAAAAACCTAAAGATATATCAGAAAAACAAAAACAATTAGAAGACGATAAGCCTGATTATCAGGAGAAAATTAGCTTTTTAATTTCTACTGTTGCTCAATCATTTATTCTTGCTTGGTGTTTAATAGTTTTATCTCTTGGATATATTAAATTGCCTAATAGATTATTTGGTATAGACATACCAGATCAGCCTAGAGTTGATAGCACGTTTGCTGCCGGGCTCCTTGGAAACATCCTTGCTGGGATGGGTGTGTCTGTTAACGCAGCACAAGGAGCTAAGAAGAAAAAGAAAGAAGATGGAAACGGTAATATTGGTAACTCCTCTGGTGGTGTTTCGACTATAATAATAAAGCAGCCACTTGAGATCGTCACATCTAAACCTGACGTTATCAAAGTTGACCCTAATTCTTCTAAAAAATGAAAAAATTAATTCTTCTCACAGCATTACTTATGCCAGCAGCACAAGCTGACATGATTCACAAAATGACGAGTTCGACTCAACTTACTGTTGACGGTGCTTATACCGTTGCTGAACGTGGCGCAAGTACTTACAGTGTTTCTGGCAGCAACATAAAGGTTGCATCTGCTGACGATCATTTTGGCAAGTTAGTAGCACCAGCAAGTGCTACAGCAGCAGCGACATTAGATGCTGGTACTTATGATATAAACACAGCAGGGTCAGCCTTTAGTTTTCAAGAGTCATTTATAGGTGGGGACGCAGCTTACGCTGTTGGATCTGGAGTGGATGTCGCTTCCGGGGTTATTGCTGATCTCCCTGTTTTTAGCAAGACAACAAGTTATTCTGGAGGGGTTGCTGGTAATCTAGCTGGTACTGTAACAAGTGCAGGTCTAACAACGGTAGTTGCTGGTGGTGCTGGTACTACAGGTATTGCGCAATTTGTTACGGAATTAAGTGTATTAGATTAATGAAGTGGTTAGGTTTACTAATTTTATTTGTATCTAACCCACTGTATGCAATTCCAGTTGTGCCTAATTTTTCGCAGGGTAGTAGTTTTTCAACGACAAGAACAACTACTAATATTACAGAAACAATAAGAACCACTGAGTTCGGTGGCTCTACTTATAGCGTGACAGGATCGGGAGTTACGGCTGACGGTAACATAAATCCTAGTTACACTGACTTAGAAACCACCCTCAATGGTGAAAAATATACATGGAAACAAGTAGATTTGAACAACACCGCAAACTGGAGACTAACCACAGATGGAGGGGCGTTTCAATTTACTCAGGTCTATCAACAGCCTTCCGTAAGTCGGATAACAGATCTCACAAGACAAATCACAAGCGAAAGCGTCACAGAAACTACTACAGTATTCTCGCAATAGCAAGTCTTTTTGGTCAGCCAGTTTTAGCAAATAATTCAAGTACAGCAGCCCCTGTAGCCCAATCGAGTTCAAGCGTGAGTAACCAAGCTGTGCAGGTTTTACAGGGAAATCTTATTGAGTCTCAATTTGGTGGTGGTATAGTCTGCCAAAACTCAATGCTCACTATTTCTCCGTTTGTAACTACCACCTACAATCAAAAGAGGCCACAGGATTTGAGGTATACTACGCCTGTCTACAACATGGCAATGGATGATAATGGAAATTTAGTGTCACCAGGCGAAATACTATACGAGCAAGAAAACTATTCAGCTAATAAAGATAGTCTTGGTATTAATTTTGGTATTGCAGCTACGTTTTCTATACCTTTAGGTTCTGCATATCAAGATGCTTGTTTACGTTCAGCTACAACACAGGAAAAAATACAAAATCAAATATTAAACAACAAAAAACTTGATTATGAACTCGCAAGATTGAAAAATTGCGGAGAATTAAAAATCCAGGGTATACAGTATGCAAAATCAAGTATCTATCACAAGATATGTGAAGATGTCATAGTTACTGAAAAAATGGGTCAAGTTATACCACATATTCATGAATTAAAGCAGTAGACAAGCACGGTTAGACTTGCCTACCTAGACACCCTATCTGTCGCCATGTTAGACAGGGTTATTTTATTCTAATCGTCTTTTTCCTCTTTAGAAATCTTTTTCTTTAATTTTTTAAATATTGTAGAGATAAGCTTTTTTATTAAAGGAGCCAAAAGCGCAGAGCCACCAG